ATCTTGTCCGCGTTCGGGTTGAATTTGACCACCTTTTCGAAATCGATGTCCGGCGTCTCGAAGGTGATTTCCCCAACGATCCCCGTGATGATCGACTTCACCGGCGCCGAGCCGAACTGGTCGACGGTCGGCTCGAAATAGCTGGTCGTCGTCGTGAAGGTAAGGCCACCCTGCGTTACGTCGATGATGATGCCGTCGCTCTCAAGCTCGCCGTCCTCATCGACGCCCCACTCGAAAATGGCGGGGCCGGCGTAAATCTTCGTCACATCAGCCATTTTTTCTCACGCCTCCCTCAGATAGAAAGTGAAATTGGTCGAGAAGATCGGCCGGTCTTCCTCGTCCCGCCCGAGAAAGATCGGGTTGGACTGCGAAGCCAGACACGAAAAAATCTGCACGCTGCCAACCGTGAAGTTGGCCTTGCGGTGCAGGTGTCGAATGAGTGATTTTGCCAACGCCTCAGCGTTTGCCATATTGTACGGATCGCTCTTGTACGGCTTGCCCTTGATGATGATCTGGAACGTCACGCGCTCCGTCGGAACATATGGATGTGGCGCGAAACCGCCGGTACCGAACACGAACAGGCACGGATATTTGTTCGCCGGCAGATTGGCCGGGATGAAGTTCGGGTCCGGGTACACGGTGAGGCCCGCGGACGTGAGGTAGGCAATCAGGTCAGTTGCGAGCATGGAATCACCCCTTCAGTACCCGGGCCATTTCCTCGAAGAACGCCTGCGCGTTCATCTTGACGGCGTTCTCGAGGAACTTCTTGCCCGGCATGTACCCGTTATACGGCCCTTTGCTGCGAGTCTTCTCGCCCGGTGTCATTGGGATGATTTTTCCATCCTTTGTCTCCCGGAATCCCTCATGCTGGACGACGGCGTAATGGTCGACCTCCGGGCTCGTGCCGATGTCGATGTACTTCGTTCCGCCCTCCTGCTGAACATCGCCGGCGTTGATCGCGGCTTCGAGGTCTCCCGAATCGATGGGCGCCAGCCGGCGGCCGTCATGGACGATTTTAGCGCCGAACTTCACCAGCGTCTGGTCGACACCCTCATCAATAGCGCGTTCAATCTCACCCAACGACCTTACGATAGCATCGAGCCCGTCCAGTCGGAACTCGAACTTGTCAGCCATAGACGACCACCTTCTTCACTTCATCGGTCCCGATGTACTTCCTTATCTCGACGTGCCGCACGTGGATCGCGATCGTCTCGCCGAGCGCGTTCACGTATTCGAAAGTATCGTCGAAGCTGACCGCGTTCGGTCCTTCGAGGTGGATCGCATAGGCAACCTGGATTTCCTCGCCGCGGGCGTTCCGGATCAGTTTCTGCTCCTCCACCACCTTCGCGGCCTTCTCGGTGGCGACAGGCGGCAACGGACGGCCCCATTCGTCGGTGCCGGAGTGATAGTGCGTCACCTTTGCCGGGTACCCGAACAGGCTCATATGAGGGCACCGCCGTACTGCGGCGGGTTCGCCGCGGCATCCTCGGCCAGTTCGTCCGCCGTCGGCCCGAGCAGACTGCGCACTTCAGGAGCCACGGCAGGGCGCTCTTCCTTGTCCTTGTATGTGACCGATTCGCCGTTGTCGGACAGTGACTTGACGGCATGCTGCTGGTATTTCAGCACGGGATCGACGCCGTATAGCTCCCAGACGGCCTGATACGCGACGATCTCAACGGTCAGCTCTACGTCCGGATACCAGCGAGCGAGATTGCGCTCCGCCTGTCGAACGGCGACCGTCTGCTTATGTTCGCTCGCTCGGTCCCAGATGTCGGAATCAAGGAGGTTGTCCGCGATCCAATCAGCCACTTGTTGGCGATCCATGGCGATCACCTACTCCTTGTTCGCCGCTTCGATCTCCGCTTTCAGCGTTTCCACGTCCTTCTCGTCCACGCCTTCAATGCCGAGTTCGCTTGCGACCCTGCGGAGCTCTGCAAGTTTCTGCGCTTCTTCAGCGAACTCTGCTTCCTTCTGAGCGATGGCTTCGCGCAGCTTCGCTTCGCCCATTTGGCCGGCCTTCGGAATGCCGAGTTCTTTCGCGCGGGCGCGCAGATACTGCAGTTCAACATCGTGCTTGTCCACGGTCTCGATGATCTCTCCGGCACCTCGGCCGACGATCTCCTGAGCGACGTCCGGCTTCACGCCTTCCACAACGTCACCCGGCCGGCGCCAGATGCCGTCGACCTTCACGACACCAGTGATTTTAACTTTCACGTCGATTCACCCCTCTTTCAAGGAAACAGGGCGCCCGAAGGCGCCCCATCAGATGACCGTCGCCGACATCACCGTGTCGGCATACGGGAAGACCGGGAATGCGAGGTTCACGCCGACCGTGCGCAGGCGCAGCGGATGCTTGCTCGTCAGATCGCGGAATACGTAGATGCCGGCATCCGCGGTCTGCTCGGTCTCGATGCCGCTCAGAAGCTGCTCCGTGGTCGTTGCCCACAGATAGTTCCCGAGAGCGCCATCCGGAATCATGACGAACCGATCTTCCGGCGTCATCCGGACCGTCGAGAACTTCAGGTGGCCGTTCTCGAGTTCATCATGCTCGATGCGTGCCTGCGTGTCGTACTCGATGATCCGCGGCAGGCCGAGGCCATCGAGTACAGCGTTGAGCTGCTGACGATTGAGTTGCGGAGGTTCTGCCGTACCACTCGGATTGCCGAAGTATTGCCGGCGAATCGAGAGGTTCTGCAGGAGGTACGATACGACCCTCCGGCTCGTGAACGCACGCGTCAGCCGCACGCCGCGATCCGCCTGATAGTTCCACCAATTTTGGATGTCCTCGATCGGACGCGAGTTCACGACGTCGGACCACTTGTCCGTACCGGTCAGAACAGGCGTCTGCTCGGTCGTGTATCCCCAGTTCACATTCACACGGACATCGCCTTCGGTGTACTCCACCTTCCCGATGGTCACGGCCTGCATCGCGATCCATTCCTTCCGCGCGCGGATCGCATCGACGCAGTATGCCGCGTCATTCAGTTGTTCGCGGACGATCCGAGCCACTTCTTCGCGACGCAGACCGCCGCCGCGCGTCGCGAGCAGCATGATCCGGATCAGTTTCTCGTCCATCCAGCGGCCGCGCTGGATTTTTGGGATCTCCACGGTCTGCCCCTTCATGCCTTCACGCGAACCATACTTCGTTTCCGTTCCGAGGTGGGCAATTTGCGCCATCACCGGCAGGCGGTTTTGCGCCATGATGACGTCCACCGTCAGCTCGTCCGTTTGCTCAGCCGGGAACAGCAGCGGGTGCAGATAGGCATTCGGAACCTCCAACTTCTGCGCATAGACCAGCAGTTCCTCGCTCGACAGCACATCCTCGAGCAGACCCAGGTCGAAGTCATCGCCCGCGAACGTCTGGAGATCGAGTTTGAGGCGATATTTCTGCTTCATGTTCAAATCAGTCCTTTCCTCTGGGATTACGCGAAGACGATATGCGGCATCTTTTGCCGCAGCGTGTCGTCGACCGGCACCGGTATCCGGGCGGCGATAACCTTCGCGTATTCGTAGCCGCCGACGACGTGGTCGCCGTCTTTGACGTTGACCGTCCGATTCAGGATGACGCTCGGATTGCCGCCGCCGTCCGTCGTCTCGACCACCGTGCCGGACGGTGCCACGGCCGAGAGTGCCGAAACCGTGATCTTGTTCTCGGCGTAGTCGATGGCCGTGATCGTCTTCGTCTCGTTGCCGATCTTGACCTCATCGCCGACGACAAGCCGGCTCGCGTCCTCCAGCTCGATCACCGTGTCCGACGCGGCCGCCCCGGTCTTGACCTTCGTGCCGGTATACGGCCGGAATTTGCCGTTCGTAATCTTCGCCAACGGCATGCCCTTCCGGATGATCTTGTCACCGTTCGGTGCAGCCGTCACCTTCGTCGCATCGATCGTGATGCCGTTGTTCACCGACCGCACGACTTCCAGAGACGCCAGGATTTCGATGTCATCCTGAACGCCGAACGTATCTTTCGGTTGCAGTCGCATGTTTGCGCACCTCCGTCAATCTTTCTTCGGTTGCCACGGGTCATACACACCTTCAGGCGCGGACCCGCGGCTTTGGGCCAGTTTGGCGAAATGTTCGATACGCTTCTTGCGCTCGTCCTGCTGGGAGGATTTGCCGTTGATGTCGGCGCCGAAGCGACCGGACGCAGGCTTCGTTTTCAGCAAGTGAGGTTTGGCCTGCGCCAGCTTCTCCAGCGCTTCCTTCACACCCTCGATCTCGCCCTTGTCGTTCTCCTTCGCTCCGGAGAGATCGGCGAGTTTCAGGGCGTCCTCCCAGTCGGCGAAACCGAGTTCGTTCGCCTGCACTTTGACTTCGGCCGTGAGCAAGCGCTGAAATGCCTTTTCCCGTTCGGCCTTCAGCTTCTCCTCGACGAGTTGCTCGACGTCGACGGGCTGATCGTCCTTTTTGGGTTTGTCGCCCTTGCCCTTTTCGCCGTCGCCTGGCTTCTTCAAGGCAGCTCGCATGGCTTCGACAGAGTCGAAACCGAGCTCCTTCGCGAGAGCCGTCACCGCGTCTTTCTCCGCCCTGGCAACGCGCCTTTGGACAGCAGCGTCCAGTTCGGCCTGGCTGAACATCTTCTCGCCCTTTCCGGGCGAATTGCCGCCGCCGTTGCCACCGTTCCCCCCAGGATCTCCGCCATCGCCTCCCGCGCCATTCTCTCCACCTTCGGCGAAGAGCTGCAGGAAGCCGTAGGGAAGGTCCAAAGGGAAACGTTTTTCGATGAATTCTTTCATACTCGATCAAACCTCCGTTTTTAAGCCTGGGTCGGCTGATTCCTCGATCGCAGTTTAACGTCATGCAACGGTTAGGACGGGAAAAGAAAAAAGCCGCTCATTGAGCGACAAAGGTTCGTTTCAGTTTCACCAGAGCGCTGGCAATCAAGTCGATCGCCTGTTCCATCGCGACATGCTCAAGACTTCCGCGCTCGAACCTGTCGAACGGCGCAAAATGCAAATGGAGCAGTTCGTGAACGAGAATCTGTTCCATATCCTGCGGCCATTTCGAATCCGGAGGAAAGTCCATCGGATCAAGAATACGAATCCGCGCCTGTTTCGAAGCCAGCGTCCATTCACATTCGCCGTCCACCTCAGACAACGTCATATCTCTGGCTCGATCGATCGATACGACGACATCCCAATCCTGCAGCCGAAGGATACGCTGCCATTCGGCGCATTTGGCGCGAAGTTCTTCTTCGGTCAGAATGACGGGATTCACGCTTCAGCCTCCTTTCTGAATTCGGCATTCACTCGCCGATAATCCTCCACCAGCTCGCGATATCCGCTCGTATTCCGCGCTTTCATCGAGGCGAATGTCCGCAGGTCAGGAGTATCGTCCGGCAGCACCGCTTTGTACCGGATCCATTGCTTCCGCGTCGCATTCTTCCGCGATTTCTCGCGCTGCA